AAGATTGATAATTATATATTTTCAACTGATGAAATGATTGAATTGTATAATAAGGCAAATGAACGATATGTTCAAACTTTATTGGATGGTTTATCAGATAAAGGTATGGTTGATACTGGAATAAATAAAGATGGAGAAATTGTATATAGTATTACTGAAAAAGGAAAAGAAGAAGTAAATAAGGCCAAACTCTAATCATATATTCATGTTATGAAGATATTAATTATACATCCAAAAGATTCAAGTACGGATTTTCTTAAACCAATTTATCAATCATTAATTGATGATAATGGTCCTGGAGTTGGTCATCTTATAACATTAATAACTGGTGGAATGTCAAAATCAAGAGTTCGTTTATTGATTGAAGAATATGATCAAATTATAATGTTAGGTCATGGTTCACCTGGTGGTTTATTTAGTATGGGTAATTTTGAAAATACTCAAGGATCTTATATTATTGATGAAACAATGCTTACATCTTTAGGTACTAAACCAAATATTTTCATTTGGTGTCATGCTGATCGATTTGTAAATAAATATTATTTGAAGGGATTTTATTCTGGTATGTTTATTTCAGAAGTGACAGAAGCTGAGTATGAAGGATTACATGATATTACTCAAGAAATTGTTGATAAATCAAATAACACATTTGCCAAAATATTGGGTAATTGGATTAATCAACCAATGGAAGAAATGTATAGGTATGTAAAAGATCGTTATGCAATGTTTGCTTTGGATGATAATAATCCAAATCCTGTAACAATATATAATGCAAATAGATTATATTACAAAAAATAAAACCAACTACAATAAATTAAAGTAACCAGGCAAAATTACCTGGTTATCTTTATGATATAAATAAAGGTTATGAAAAATAATTACGTATTAGTAGATCCTAAAAATGGTTATTATGTTACATCTATAAGTAGTACTTATACTACAACATGGAATACAATAGATAATGCAATAATATTTAATTGTACTGAGGAATGGATTAATGGATATGTTGCTTGTTTAGAACAAATGTTTAAAGAAATTTATAAACCAACTCTAATATGAAACGTATAGTCCATTCATTTATGATTCCAATTGTATTTGACTCATTACAAGATGGAAAACGTTATATTATTGCAGATGGGAAATGGACAGAAGTACCTAAAGAATTTGAATGGAAAGATATACAATGGTTTCAGAAACCATATAAAGGTGGGAAGAATGAAGCATTCAAAATACAAATGGATTGGGAGGTAGAGGGAAGTCAAGGTAAAAAATATATTGTTAGGGTGAGTGAAAATAATTGGAGCTGTAGTTGTCCTGCATATGGGTGGAGTGGAAGAAGAAATTGTAAACATATTGAAGCGAAGAAAAAAGAAATTACTTGGAAAATAAATAAATAAAAATATGAAATTAATTTTACAAAAAGAATTATCTAATAATTGGAAATATCTTGAAATAAATAATAAAAATGTAACTTTTCATGATATACATGCAGATGGTATACATTATAATCTACAAACTGGATTTGGAGAGGATGTTAAAAGTAAAGAACAAAAAGAACAAGATATTAAAGATGATGAAGAAGTAAAAAATTTTCTTAATAAACATAAAATTCCTTTTAAAATAAAGGAAAATGGTAGTTTAGGACCAAGATTAGTTATAGAAAGAAAATATTTTAAATTAAATAAATAATTATGAGACCTATTGATAAATTTTTTAAATTGGTAAAAGTTATAGTTATAATAGCTGCCATTGGTGTTTTATATTTTTTCTTTACACTTTTAAAATAATTGAAAGCAAAAAATTTTTATAATAAAGATGATTATAATCTTTCTGATTTAGAAGAAAAAATTATATTAGTAATAGCTAATAAGAATAATTATTTTCCTACAAAATATACTAAAACAGAAGATGGAAATGATTTACATATATGGACTTTAGATGCAAGGAAAGCAACAAAATCCGTTTCAAAATTACTTAAAGAATTAAAGATAATTGAAGATGACAAATGAAGATAAATATAGAGAAAAATTTTTAGGGAAAAAAGTAGTTGTTATTGATTCTAAAGGTGAAGAATGGGTTGGTAGATGTGAATTTATAGGTTTTAATCCTTATTTACCATCTTATGGTTTCCAAGTAACAATCAACAGAACACCAATAACCAATGTTGATCCTTTTAAAGTAGAATTGTGGAGTAAGGAGGCAGAATCAAAATCATAAATTTACGGTATAAATAAAAGGTTATGAAAATTAAATTTCGGGTTGTTTATAATAATAAAATTATAGGATACGAAAGATTAAATAAAGAAGGATTTTGGGAATGGATGTGTTTAGAATTAAATCCTGATAATTGGGAAAGATGGTGTAAAGGAGTATATCCATACGACGATAATAATATTATAATAAGAAATCCATATGTAAATGTCAATGATGAAGAAGGAAATGAAACATATGAATTTGATATTATTAATGTTACAAATAAAGGAATATATAACGGGAATAAAATTGTAGTTTGGGATGATATATTAAATTGTTTTGTTGCTGTATGGGAGGAAGAATGGAAAAATTGGAAAAATTCACAATGTGGTATAACTTATCTTAAAGTAACACAAGGTTTACATTTTAAAATAATAGGAAATTTAAATAATAAAATATGAAAAATAAAAGCAGATTATTAAGTTTATTGGCAGTAGCCCAAATGTTGGGTGGTGATTTAGAATCAATGGAAGAAAGAAAAAAGAAATGTATATCAAATAATCTTGATAAAATTGATGTTACAATTCATAATGTAACACCCAAAGGAGCGAAAAAATATTACTTTAATAAAAATGGTAATATATTACCTGTTATTGAAGATAAAGAAAATCCAAAATATAATTCTCCAATTGGTGAAGTTGCTTATGAATGTATAGCATTATCTAAAAAAAGAGCAATTAAAAAATTTGAAAAATATGCAAACTAAAAAAGGGTTATTAGGATGTCCTGAATTAAAAAATTATTTTAAAGTAAATAATATTACTCATTTAGGTGGTGATGATAAAAATGTAGTTTATTATCAAATTGAAAATGAGGATTGGGATTGTTATATTACAAATTTTGGTAGGAAACAATATAAATTTGAAATATTATCTTTTAATGAATATTTTCCTGATATCCAACCAGAATTAAAATCAGGGATGGTGGTTGAGTTTGAAAATGGAAAAAGATCATTGGTAATGTTAAACACACCACAAGGTGATTCATTTGTAGGTGATGGGGAAGATAATTTTAATACCAGAACATGGGCACCTATAAAAGATTCCAGTTTAACAATTGTTAAAATATGGGATTATCCTACAAATATGGTAGCAGCATCATTGGATATTAATTGTAGAAAATTAATATGGGAGAAAAAAACACAACATTTACAATAAAGTTAAATGATGAATATGATGCTGTGGTTGATGTAGAAAATCAAACTATAAAAGTGGGATGTCAAGAATTTAATCTTAACATTATTAATGAAATAAAGGATAAAATTAAATCATTAAATCATGACTGAACAAGAATTATTACAATCAACAATTGATTATTATTCTTCTGATACTAACAGACGATGTGTTAAATATGGTTTATCATGTAAATATTCTCCAAAATTAACAAATAAAGAAGATATGAGTGAGGGTTGTGCTATTGGAAGATTTTTAAAACCTGATGTACAAGAATTATTTGATAATCTGGTAAGATCAGGAATTATGACTTTATTTGGAAATGAGGAATTTAAATCTTTATTACCTGATTGGATGCAAAAAATGAATCCGTTATTTTTAGGAAAAATTCAATCATTACATGATAGTGAAAATAATTGGAATATTGATGAAGGATTATCATTAATAGGTAAAGGTTATGTGAAAGAGATTATAAAAGAATTTAATTTAGTTGAACCAACTTATAAATAATGATACAAAAAAGAGAAATAATAATTGAAGTCCCAAATCAAACTTATGGACATTACAGAGTGGTATGTCAGTTTGGGTATAATAATATAGTAAATACTCATTGGTGGGGATATTTACAAATCCAAACATTGACTAAAAGATGGCCATGGAGTAAATCAAAATTAACATGGGAAGAAGTTGATAGATGTTGGTGGTATAAACATCCTGAAGATTTGGATGATTTAAAACGAAAAGCTATGGATTTTTATGATGAAAATGTAGAATTAGAACAAAGAATTATACAAAAAGCTATGTCATTATGACTGAACAAACAGCAAAAGATTGGTGGAAGAATTTATCTATGGATAAATGTTGGGAAATGTGGAGAAAATATCCTCAATGGGATGGAATAGGAATGGAAGGAATTTATGCAATGTATGCTGCTGAACATAATAATATTTTACAATTTATTATAAAAACAAAAAGTGGAAAATATATTGGAATAGATGGAAGTAGTGGAGGTTATCCATGGGAAACTGATAATATATTCCAAGCTAAAATATGGAGTGATAAGAAAGCGGCATGGGAATATAATCAAATGTTTAAAAAAGATTGGACATTACATACATTAACAATTAACACAATACCATTAGGACCAATACAGAAAAAATGGATAAAATCTTTAAAAAAACATCCAAAACGTCAGTTAACAAACCAATTAGGAAAAAGAAAATCATTCATGGGAATAACATTAAGTTATAAAGCCTGTTGTTTGGGAGAGGGTGGATTAATTGCTGGAGTGTGTAAATGGGATGGGAATAATTTAACATCAGAAAATTGGAATAAAAATAAACAATAGGAAAGATATTCCAACAAATCAACCATTGAATACAAGGATTGATGATGAAAATGGGATTAGAAATGAACAAATTTTAATTTGGGATAATGGATTGTGGTGGGAAAAGGATAAGAAATTATATGTTTATTACACACCAACTCATTATGAAAAAATATAAAGTATATCTAATAACACCTAATGCAAGTCAATATTCGGCTTATAGGGTATTTGATGTGGAAGCGGGAACAATGATTATTAAGGATGGAACATATCAATTTAGTACAAACGGTGAATTAAAATGTAGTTTTCCGTTAGCTATGAGTGCTGTAGTTGTGGTAGAATAACGTTTTTTTGCGCGTTTTTTGCAACAGATTCGGATATTATATTAGTTGGATGAATATGGAAAATAGGGTGAAATGGTAATCAATAAAAGTTTATTGATAAGCAATACATACGTTAGTGGGTGGAATAGTAATAAGTGAATGGTGTGTTGTGTTTATGTTCCGACCAGTCTCTTTTTTTGCCAAAACCACTTCTCCTCACCATCAAAAATATATATTTTTTTTTGTCACAATTTTTTACTTAATTTTTGGTTATGAAAAAAGAATTAGAATTATTACTACAGCGCTTTAACAATAACTCTAAAGCAGTATCACTTTATTGTAATTGGGTGATTAATGGATTAAAAGAACTTAACTCCAAAACCACACCATTCGCTGTGGATGAAAGAATTAATCATTATAATAAATTAAAATCATTATGCAGTACAAATTAATATCATCACACGATACACATCATTGGCAAGAAACTGGGGTTGTTGGTAAATGGGATGAAGTGTGGCAAAAATTTTTAGCTGCAAAAGTGGTTGAACCTGGATTAACATATCATATTATTTCATTATAAAAATGTTTTTATGCAAGTTGTAAAAGGTTGTAGTGAATTGATGGATTATTTTGATAAAGAATCAATTAATTATGGTGGTAATATACCTCATTTTTATTATTTTATTGGTGAGGATAATATATGGACTCTTTCAGTATCCCTTAAACCAGAAATGGTTCCCGTTTCATTAAAAGAATATTTAAAATCAAGACAAATGGAAAAATACTCAGTTGATAAAGAATTTATTTTGGAGGCTCATACCGCAGCATGTGATGAATGGAAGGAAAAAATTGAAGCAAAATTTCCTTCATTATTTGAAGAACCAAATTATATTGGTAAATCATACAGACCTTGTGATATGTCTTATATAAAATGTTTGGATTATAAAAAAGGTCTTTATAACGAAATACTTGGACAATTATGTACAATTATTTCTAACCCGTATAAGAAAAAAGTGGATACTACTAATAATATATTTAATTTTGTAGATGTTTTATGTAAAAACCACACTTACAGTGTTTTATTTAATAAACAAAATATACAATAATGAATAGAGGAAATAAAATGTTATTATTTGAAATAGTACTACCATCAATAAGTGGATTTTGTACTGGTTATTTCTTTAATCTATTATTTATGTTATTATTAATCCCAACATTTCTTTGGTTAACATTTTTTAAATATAAATAATTATGCAATACTTATCAGCTTTTTTATTTTTTGCAATGGCAATTTTGGTTTCAGTTTTGGTAGCAGGAGTACAAAAGGCCAAACGCAATGGAACATATCTACAGCCTGATGTCCCATCAGAATATGGGGCGGAATTAGATGAAACAACATTCCCAGAAGAAGATGAATTTGATGGGGTAAAGGTGACTAAATATATTTATGGTAATGAAGATGAAAATTATGATGAACAAGGTGATTATGTTTCATTTTAAAATATTAAGTGTTGCAAGGGGGGCTGGGTGGTAATGTCGACTGCTGCCTTTGTTAGAGATAGCTACTAACAGAACTCCCTTGCAATACAATTTTTGTCAAAACTTTTTACCTAAATTTATGTTATGAAAGATAAAAAACCGTTTTTAGTAACTGCAGACTGGAAAGATACAGAAGGATTAATTGATCTTTTTGCTGAGGCAATTAAAATGTTGGGTGGTCATGTATATGAAGATCCTAATTGTGAAGGAACAGATCAATATGGATTTATCATATCTCCAGTCAAAATGAAAAAGAAAGAAATTAAACAATTCTCCGACGAACAATGGCCTGTAATTGAATTGGAATAAATTATTGGTGCGAAAAAGTACCAATTATGAAAGACCCATGACGATGGGCAATTATGATCAGAAAGGTAAATAGGGAAACATCCCGGCCTTAGTGGAATATGCCAGGCCACCACTACCAAAAAACATTGAGCAATAGGGTACAAGGCCCCGCGTATTAAGGTTAACTGAGCGAAACCTCTCAATGTAAAAACACGCGTGAGCCAGGAACTATATACCGGATGTTCCTGGCTTTTTTCTGCAAAATTTTTTACTTATATTCATGTTATGAAATTAGATAAAAAACCATTTTTAGTTGGAGGTCATCAGGTTGGTGAAACTCCATTTTATACAGAAGTTGAACCGGAATTGATTGCATCAGAACCCAAAATAAGGGTTCTTCCTGCTCCATTTTTTTATGAAAAAGGTTTGTATTTTTATTTAGTAAAACGTTATGAACCAGGAGAAAATAAATTTTTTCCTTTAGGCGGCTACGAAGTACGTAGTGAATTTGGTCAAGTGAGAAATTTTGACTTAGACCAAGTTATTATCCACCCAGCAATAATCAAACACAAAAAGACATTAGCCAAAATGGCTCGTCGTGCGGAAAAAGAGACTAAAAAAAGAGATCGTCGTCTTGCACGAAAAGAAAAAGCAGAGCGTCCAAAATATGGTCGTCGTGGTCGTCCATCATTATCACCAGAAGCAAAAGCTTTGAGAGATGCAGAAAAGAAAGCTCGTACAAAGGTTTCTGGCGGACGAAGGGGACGTCCGGCTTCCACAACCCCAAAATCCTCCCCGGGCCCAAAAAAGAGTGGAGGGAAGAGAGGTCGTCCAGCTCTTAATCCAGAGCAAAAAGCCGCTCGCGAAAAGGAAAAAATGGCTGTCCAAAAGAGGTCCGGTGGGAAAAGGGGACGTCCAGCGTCCAAAAATCCTAAGCCCGTTACCGAAAAAAGTGGTCGTGGACGTGGTAGACCACCAAAATTAGGCAAAAAATAATTTGTATATTCATTACACAAATAAAAAAGGTTATGAAAAGAAGAGAACCAAAAACAGAAGAATTATTGATAGTAAGTTTAGAACCAAGTCAATATTATGAAGATGATCATTCATACAGAAGAGTTTGTTTACCATTACCCGGTTTGGATAATGAAGAACGGAATATGTTAATTGCAGAAGAATTTATGGATGGTTCTGGATTTGGGGAACATGGTCTTTCCTTTAACAAAAAACAAGCAAAAGAATTATTAAAAGAATTAAATAAATTTTTAGAAAAATGATAGTTAAAACACCTAAATTTTACGAAGAAGCTTATCAAATGATTAAAGCTAAAGTAATGAGGGAATGGGGTTTTGACGATAATGATATGGAAGACGAATCCACAGAGGATGATGTAAACCGAGAAGCTGATGATCGTTTTGAAGAAAAATATGGTTTAGAACCATGTGAATGTTTTTAGTCACAATTCACTACTTATATTTACATCAACCAAAAATAATAAAAATGATTTACAAAAAATTTGACAAAAACAACATTTCACTTGCTCGTATCACTCACTGCTCAAAAAGCACTTGATAAACTGGGTGAAGAAATGGGTTGTAAAATTGAATTGGGAAGAATTACATATGGTAATTATGAAATGCGTTCAAAAATTACCGTTACTATTAATACACCGGAAGCAGCTCCAAAAATACCTTCATTTATTCCAATAGATAAAATTGTTACATATGGTGGTGTACAATATCAGGTAACAGGTTATAAACCATCTTCACGTAAATATCCTGTTGTGGTTAAACGTGTTAGGGATGGCAAAGGATTCCGTTTATCATTAAGTGCAATTAAATAAGTTTTGTTTCGGCAAAATTAATTCGTAATTTAAAGTCACACAAATATTAAATAATCAAAAATTAAATTAAGGTTATGAGTACAAAACCAAAAGCGAAAGCTAAAACAGAAAAACCAGCAAAAAATGCTGTTAAAAAAGAAACAGGTAAACGCGGTCGCCCAGTTATTCCCGGAAGTGCACGTCAGTTAAAATTGGAAGCACAGGCTGCAAAAGTTGCTGCCGGTGGTAAAATTGAAAGAGGCCGCCCATCAAATCCAACAAGTAAACGCCAGGCTCGTTTAGCAGCACAAGCAGCAAGGGTTGCTGCAGGTGGAGAGATTAAAGTAGGTCGTCCAAAAGGTACTGGTAAAACAAAGGTTGAAGCTAAACCTAAAGCTAAAAAACAAAAAGTTCAAAAAGAAGAAGATCTGGACCTGGATGTAGTATTTACTCCTGAAGACGAGGAAATTGACTTCAAAGCATCTCCAGTGATGTTAAAGTAAAAGATCCGGTTATTAAGTAATAAGAAGGGTTGTGATTAATCACAACCCCTTTTTTATGTTTACATCAAATCAAAATTAAAATTATGAAAGTTATCTTAGTTAAGTTTTTATCATTAATATTAATTTTAATATTAATATCTCCAATAATATTTTTATTAATACCCATTCCAAATGTTTATATAGCTTATATAATTGGAATTATTATTTATATTGATATTATAATAATAATATCAGTTGATAATTGGGTTTGTAAAACTATAGGGATAGAACCTTAGAAGTCACAATTCGTTACTTACATTTATTATGAACCAAAAATAATAAATTATGTTTTTTAAATCCAAAAATGAGAAAATAATTGAACAAGTACAAGAATTTTTCAATTCAATTCCTAATATTAATGCTGGTGGATGTGGTATTGCAGCTTTGGGTTTATATGATACAGCGGTAAAAGAAGGAAAAGATCCTAAAATTATTTTCTTTTATCATAAAATATGGGAAGAAAGGAATTTTGATCATAACCAAATGGTAATGGAAGGGAAAAAAGATAAAGCAATGTCTTGTTGTCATATTGTTTGTGAAATTGATGGAAAATATATTAACAAGAAAAATGATCGATTATTATCTGAAATATTAAGTGAAGAAATAAATTTCTATAAACAATATGTTACCAGAGAATTATTAATTAATTCTTTAATACATGGAGGTTGGAATCAAATGTTTGAAAGAGAGAAATGGTGGAATAAAATAAAAACATATTTGGGATGGAATGATATTGAAATTCCTACTAAATACATTGGTAGCGGAAAATATGTTTTCGCTTAGTCACAATTCATTGTTTACATTTATTACGAACCAAAGATTAAGTAAATGAAAGCATATAATATTATTAGAATTGAACATAAGGATGGTTTTGGGATGTTTAGAACTAATTGGGGTTCTGAATATAAAAATAAATATACTATTGGAGATAGTAAAGAAACTGCTGCTATGTATAACAGACATAATTTATTACCTACTCCTTGGCGGGATGGAATAAAAGATTTTGATACCTATGATATGTATTGTGCTTTTAATGATTTAAAAACATTTAATAAATTAGTAAAAAAAGAAGAATTAAAATTCCTGTTTAAAAAAGGTTATAAAGTATTACTAATAACAGTTTCAAAAAGACTTAAAGGTAAATGGCAAGTAGCTTATAAAAAAGAAGATATTTTAACTACAACTAATATTTCTTCATTGTTTAAATAAGTCACAATTCACTACGTATATTCACGTCGAACCAAAAATTAAAACAATGAGTGTCTACAAAGAAGGTTATTGCATAGTTGATCAAATCCATAAACGCAGTAAACAAATTTATCCTGATGCTTGTGATTATGGAGCATTAACCCAAATTGGGGATGAATTATGGAAAATGGTAAAACAACTGATTGAATGGTATGGATTACCTGAAACCAGAAGCCAGGTGGATTATGGATCAAATAATGAATACCACACACTTGAAGTAATAGTTGAATTAATGGATGAATGGAATACAGGCCGTATTGAACCATTCCTGATCACATATACAACTATAAAGGGTAAAGTGAATGGAGTGTATTATGATGATTATTTCACGGTTGAGAAAAAACCAAGCCGCGAACCGAAAAAAATGAAGTGTAAGTGTGGGGATAAACCATATTGTGAAATCCATGGTTGGGTAGATCAAACACCGGAAGATAAACAAATTTATAAAATAAAAAACAATAAAGTAGTATTACGATAACACCAATAAACGATTTGGTTCGATGCTCGTCTTCAGAAATGAAGGCGGGCATTCTCTATCTCATCCCCAGATGAGGTAAAAAATTGGAGCCACGGGTAAAAGATCCCTTCAGATTTAATTCCACATCTGGTGAACGACAGCCAGAAGAAAGGGTCGATCTCGCGGACGAAGACCCCTCTCACATTCAAATAGTAGGTCCTATAATCTATAGTATGTTAAAAATAAATGTTAGAAGAAGGATAAGATCGGGTCGATATCGTCCGATAGCGGTCTGGTAGCGGTCTGATAGCGAAGTGCTCCCACAATATCCGCGGTCCATCGACGCGGCGCTGTTGTGCGCAAAAGCCGATATCGCTTCATCGCACGCAAACGGCCTTTCGCCATCGACAGATATATACTTCCCATCATGTACAACCAATTTCCAAAATAACCCTTTTGCAATATTTTTGCAGAAATCCAACTCAAACTCTTCACCATATTTTTGGCAAAACAAAATATATATATTCATTCCGTAAATAAAATTAAGGTTATGAAATATGATTATGTAATTATAATATTTTGGGTTATAGTATTTACTTTATTAGCTATATTTACTTATAATGCTAAAATTTGGACATCTTTTTGGATAAGTATATTCTTTTTATTAATATGGACTCCTACAGCATTATGGATGATTAAAAACAAAAGATTATGACAATACAAGATAAAAACGTAGCTATAGCTGAAATGCTTGGATGGAAAAAGGGAATGTTAGGAGAATTTATACATCCTAATATAGAAGTTAAAGATGGTATGATTAATATTATATCTCCTTTAGATTTAAAGTTTCATTCAGATGCTAATTGGCAATTTGAAGCTATTGATTGGATAGAAAAACAAAAATATAATTGGCAATTAACTCAAGATGCTCCTCATGGTATTAAGTTTGATTGGTTTGACGAACATAATGTATGTGTTCTTGAACAGAAAGAATATTACATAAAACCAACAGAAGCTATATTTGAAGCATTATATCAATTTAGTCAATATTTAAAACAAAAGAAATGAAAATAAATGTTTATGATTTATCTTCTATAGCAAAAGCAAAAAAGTATTTTGCTAAAATGAGAGCTATTAAAAAATTATTAAACAATTGATTAGAGAACTAAACACAGGTACAGTTATTCTAAAAAATTATGGTCTTGTAAAGGACCTTGGAATACTATCATATATTTTCAAACAATATATCCAATAAAATGACATTTGAATTATTAATATATAATATACAAAAAGAACAATTCTTTACAGAAGAATTTAAAGGTGATAGATATGCTACAGCACATACTAAAGCAGAGAAAAAATACTCTTCAGAATTATTTTATATAGTTGGAGAAAACACTCATTTTACAAAATATAAAGGTATTTTAAATGCTTGGTTAACACCAACGGGTGAATTAATACCATGTGGATATATGAATCATAGTGTTTGGGCAGGAGAATTTATGAATGAATGTGGTTGGATGATAGAAAAATATGATTATCCATATCAAACATTATGTAAAAAAGGTTGGTTACGTTTATTAAATTGGAAATCAGATGCGTTATTAACTGTTTTAATAGGTGATGATTATCATCAACTACCAAATGAACTACAATCTCAAACAGCAAAAGATTGGTGTATATTTAACAATGTTCCTTTTAAAAATCTATTTAAAGATAACACAAACAAAAGCTTAGGACTTTATTTAAACAAATATGAATAATATGACACATATAATCATTCCAACATCGTACATTGACCAAAGAATAGCTGATTTAAGAGCTATAAGAGATATAGTTTCTGAAGAAAATAAATCATTTTATGCATCAGCAATAAGTGAACTTATTATGTTAAAAGACGTATGTGGTGAAAAGGTACAAGCACCAAGCGAATATCCTACATTTGAACAAACTGGTGGAAATAAAAATGGAAAGATATGTCAGAATTAGAACAAACATACTATAATCTGATGAAGTGTAAAAATGCAAACACTATATTAAATAATACTTTACAAAGAAGAAAATTACAATTTGAATCTATTGTATTAGATGCAGCAAAATATGGTTTTGATTACAGAGATAATTCTCAACATCAAGGTGAAGTTCCAAAAGGAAATATTTTGCAATGGTTACAATGGAGATTAGAACAAAAATAAACTAATGAATAAAATATATATGGATTATTTAACACCGGAGCAAGCTAAGGATCTTATTCCATTAAATGAAGAAAATTTTCATCTTGCAGATTCCTTTACAAGAATACCAATCCCTGAAGAAAGTAGAGATGGTGGTACCTGTGATGAAGTATTGTATTTTTTACGTAAACCAGAAAATCTCACAAAAGCACAATATAACAAATATTTATTAAAGTATGAAAGAGAATAATATGTCATATAATCAAGAATCAGATTGTGGTAATTATTATGAATCACCACAAGAAAAATCATTACGAAAATTAGATAATTATTTTAAAAATACATCTAAAGAACAAATTATTATTGATTTTGACAAAGTAGTAAAACAATATGATCCTCAACCTACATATTTAAATTTAAAACAAATTATGACTATGTTTTGGTGGAGTTTAATTACTCCATACAAAGTTTTAGAAATGAAATATTGGGAAGAAAAAGGTATGAGAGATTTATCAGCATTTAATCATGTAAAAAAATTAACCCGAAAAGAATATGAAAACAGATAAAAATTTTATTTCTAAGGAACTACATGAAATAGAACACATTCAAAATACATTTTTAAGTAAAAACAATGAAGCACCACCAGCTCCATTATTATATTTTTTACAATATGTTATGGATGTTAATAAAGGACAAGTATCACGAGAAGATTTTTATAAAATTCTTGAATTATTAGGATATAGTAATAAGTAAATTTATACTCCTAATACTAGAATAATATATTTATAAGCGCCTTTAAAACCGAAATCAACTAATTTTATGCCGAAGACATATAAGATACCATCTGAAGATAAAGCCGCTTTTTTAAACCGCTTAGAGAAAGCAGGTGTTAATATAAATACATCAAAAATAATTGATGATAAATTGGATGGAACATTTAAGGTTACATTTGATAATCCTGAAGATTTGGAAAAAGTTAAAACTATTTTCAAACAATCCCCTAAAATCAATACTCTCAAAGAGGCAATACGTACTATTGTGCGTGAACAAATAAAGAAAAAAAGACTTGGTTCCTAAAAGATTTTTCCGTAACTTGTATCAACTTTATATATTTTATTAAAAAGATTAATAAAAGAAAAGGTATAATGGAATATAAAGGTTCATATATTTATATATAAACATATACAAAATGAGATACAAAGAAAACGTATTAAATAAATTATCACAAACAGATATAATCATTAATACATTACAATTACAAATAAACAGAAATGCTTCTCAAGAAGAATTATCTGAAACAGTAGACAAAATAAAAGAATCATTGATTAGTGTTAATGATATTGTTTCTGTAGAAGATGATGAATTCGAAAGACAATTTTCTCCTCAATAAATTATGAGTACTTTATCTATTATTTTTTTATTAGTTGGTATCCATGTTTTTGAATTATTTATTTTCCTTGGATATAGATTAATACAAAAGAATACTAAATTATATAAAACTATTGAAAGTCAACAACAATACATTGACACTATTAGTATAATAATTAATAATTCAACAGAATTACTAGATGAACTTGATATAAAAGGTCATTTTAAAGCTGATGATGAAGTTGGTATATTCTTTAAAAATTTACAAGAAATCCAATTACAATTAGATAAGTTTAATTTAACAAAGAAATAATTTTTGGTTATGTTATTTTTTGTAATTATATTACATATTATAAAATAACATACCTATGAATTATGAAAACAATGATTTAGATTCATTTCTGAATGAAGAATTAAAGGCAATTCCTTTAAATAAACGAGGACAACCCCGTCTTCGTAAACAAAAACAACCCCGCATATATTTTACTGCTGAAACTGAAGAAAATATTTTAAGATATTTAGCTTCTGATAATCAAAAAGAAAGAAACGCAATTTATAAAGAACATATAGAATATGCTTTTTATAAACTAGCAGAAAATATTATTCATACATTTAAATTTTATTATACAGATTCCAATTCTATAGAAGATTTAAAACATGAAGTAATCACAGTATTATTAGAAAAATTACATCTATTCCACCCTGCTAAAAATATTAATGATAGAATAAGAAAAATTCATAAAATGTTTTCATTACCTTATGATAATGATTTTGAAAAATATGCTAAAAGAATTGGTAAATATGAAATTACTAAACCTGATGGTACTATAAATCAAATTGAACAATATCATATTGATGAATATATCAATGATTTATGTGGATATATTAATACTTTAAATATAGATGAAGATTGTATTAAATTACTTAAAAAAATAACCCCACCAAAAGCCTTTTCTTACTTCGGAACTATAGTTAAACGTTACCTAATAGTATATAATAAAAATAATTATGCTAAACTTCAGGAATATACTAATATAGATAATTTAGATGAAGATAAAACCATTATATCTGATAGCATACGTGAAGCAGAAGGGGATGTAGATACTGATAGGTTTATAGATCAATTTATTAAATATGTAGACAAAAATATACATGTTATATTTCCTAAACCAAATGATGCAAAAACTGCTGATGCTATTATTGAATTATTTAGAAAAAGAGAATCTTTAGAAATATTCAATAAAAAAGCACTTTATATATACATTCGTGAAATTACAGACACGTCAACTCCACAAATAACTAAGGTTACTAAAAAATTAGACACATTATTATACACATGGTTATATAAAAATGTAAAAATTAATATTTATTACTAAATAATTTATAATGAAATTTGATGAAATTATATTATTTGATAAGAAATCATTATCAGATATATTTAAACAAATACACAAAAATAATAAAGATACTGATAAGAAAATCAATGAATTAATTTTAGCATTGCAACCATTAGCAGCATCTAATGCTGGATCTGCTGTAATGCTTATGCCAACAGTTAAAGATTTACTTGATGTGAATGTTAAAAATAATGAACAATTAATTAAAATGGCTGGTATTGCCCAACGTGCAACTAATAATTCTGGTGGAGGAACAAATGATATAATTGAATTATTTGATGCAAATGAATTAGAACAACTAGTAAATGAACAAAAAGAAATAGAAATTCAAGGAAAAAAATTATTAGAACAAACAGGAAGTATTTCTAAAAAATTAGAACAAGGAAAATGAGAATAAGAGAAAATTTAAATTCTGTTACATTCCAGCAACATAAAATACCATTTTTAAATAACAAAAATAATAATAAAATTGGTGTAGTATATGGTGTTGTAACTACTGAAAATACTCCAACAAAAAAACAATTTGAAAGAGCTGGTGGATTTAATTCTATTGGTGCTGTATTTTTTAAAGAATTTTCTCAATTTAATAATAAAGATATAATTAATGATAATTTTTTAGATGGTTGCCAAATAGCAAAACCATATTCTTCTAATTTATTAATTCCTTTAATTGGAGAGGTAATTAATATTATTTCATCTCCATCTGCAGCATCAACCTTATCTAATAATGCTGAACAAAATTATTATACAGAAATAATAAATGTATTTGGAAATATACAACATAATTCTATTTCTGAAAATGATTTAGGGAATACTTTTATTGAAAAATCAAATATTAGAAATCTTCTTCCTTTTGAAGGTGATTTATTAATTCAAGGAAGAAAAGGGAATGGAATTAGATTTGGTTGTACAACTAAGTCTTTATCATCATTAAATGAATGGAGTAAAATAGGTGAAGATGGAAATCCTATTACTATATTAACAAATGGATATTCAACAGATGAAAATAATTTAAAACCTCACTCTGAAAAAATAAATGAAGATAAATCTTCAATATATCTAACATCAAACCAATCTATACCTTTAATCCCAGATAGAAATGATGAATTAAATTCTTTTACAAAACCAATTCAAACATCAAAATATTTCCATTCTCAGATAATAATGAATAGTGATAGAATAACTCTTAATTCAAAAAAAGATGAATTAATGTTATTTTCTAAAACTAACATAGAATTATCTACTAATAATATTATTAATTTAAATGCAAAAAAATGGATTAATTTCAATTCTCCAGTAATATTATTAGGTACAGACGGAAATAAACCTCCTACAGAACCTTTATTATTAGGAAATAAAACTAAAGAGTTATTATCAGAATTAATTCAAATAATAACAGATTTAGGAAATAGTTTATCTTCTGTAACTACACCACCTCAAGGTAGCCCTTTAGTTGGAGTTAATGTTGCTGGTACTGAGTTAGTAGAAAAAATTTCCGCTGTTCAAAATAAATTAAAAAATATTACTTCAACTGTAAGTTATACTGTATAATGGATATTTCAATTCTTTCAAATAACAATCTAATAAAATCAGCTAAAGAACATTTAGATGGTAAAATTATATCTAAATCAACAATATCAACAAATAAAGAAAAATTAGAAATTGAATTAGATAATATTAATCAAGATCTAAAAGAAAGAAATAAAGAATATAATGAAAAAATAAAAAATATTCAAAATAATAACAATTTAAGTAAGGAAGAAAAGAATCAAAAAATTGAAGAAATACAATCTTTACAACAAAATGAAAATAATATTATTAATGATAAAATTTTAAAATTAAAAAATGAAATTTTTAACTTAGATAATAATATTTTAAAATATGCTGATGAAGAAAGTAAGAATATTAATAAAAATATTAATAAAAATATTTTAAAAAGTAAAAAAAATCAAGTTAAAGCAAATGCTTCTAGAATAAAACAAATTTTAAAAAATAATAAAAAAAGTATAGTATCTATTATAAGCAATCAATTAACAAATAACATAATTAAAATAATAAATCAAAATACCAAATTAAATGAATCAATAGACAAAACAAATAATATAATAGATAATGCAGTTACTGAAGATGATATTAAACAAGCTATAATATCTAAAAATAGTACATTATTATTAATAAATAATCAAGAGTCTAAAATATTATCAATTCAAAATCAATTAAAAACAATATCTACAATAATACAAATATTCTCTTTATTATTAAATATTCTTTCAGCATTACCTATTCCCGTATCAACACCACCAGGTGTAGGTATTCCTTTAAATGTAATTACTAATATTACTAAATTAATTGAAAAATTAACTAAATTAGTTGAGGAATTAAATACAATATTATCTATTATTATTCCTATACTTGAAAAAATTGTTAATGATTTAGAAGAAATGAAATTAAAGTTACATGATATTAATGAATTATTAGATAATAAAATATCAAATTCACCTGATATTTATAATAGTATTGTTACAAATTTTAATCTATTATCAACGAATAGTTTTGATGAATATAAAGGATTTAAATTTGCTATTAGAGAAGATGAAAATTTAGGAGCTCATTCTAAAATCACTTTTGGAGAAATAAAAAGACATTATGCTGTAGCAATTAATCGTGATGGTGTAGAAGTTTTACAAAGTGATTATTCTTTCACTCAAGATCCTGATGATTTAATAGAACAATTAAAAATAATAATAGATAAACAAAATTTAAAATCTTAAATATTTATTCATATGAACATTAAAAAATTTAAAAGTTTAATTAAAGATGCTGTTGTTGAAGCTCTTTATGAAGAAATGCCTGATTTAATTAATGAGGCTATAAATAAACAAAATAGAAAACAACATATTAATGAATCTAATATTGTGTTTAATAGTTCGGATGTTTCAACAGTTCCTTTACCAATAGAAGAACGTAAAAGATTAGCAGAAAAAATGGGTGCTAAATTTGGATTTACTTCACCAGTTCAACAATATGAAAAACTAGAAGTAAAAAATGAAGTTGATGAAACAGGTAAAAGAAAAAATCCTTTTGAAGATTTTATTAACGATACTGCAATAAATTTAACACCACAGGATATAGCAGGATTAAATAATTTGTAAAATGCCTACTAAACAAACTTTTAGAGTTAATCCATTAGATTTACAAAAAAATATTGCAATTGGAGTTTCACTCCCTTTTAATGGACCTTCTGGACCTTTTAATAAAACTTATAGTACTAAAGAACAAGTTAAATCTAATTTAATTAATTTATTACTTACTAATAAAGGTGAAAGAATATTTAATCCTGAATTTGGGACTGATATAAAAAAAGTATTATTTGAAGAAATTGTAGATGATACAAATGAATTATTAGATAATTTAATTAGAACAAATGTAAATATTTTTATACCAAGTATTAAAATAAATAAAATAGATATTAATTCAGATAAAGATAATAATACTATTAATATTACAATAAAATATGAATTAAAAAATTCTGGAAAAGAAGATGAAGTAACAGTTCAATTTATATAATAAAATGACAAATAATAAAATATCATATTTAAATAAGGATTTTAATGAATTCCAAAAGAATTTAATAAATTATGCTAAAACATATTTTCCTAATACATATAATGATTTCACCGATGCAAATCCTGGCTCATTATTTATTGATTTAGCTTCATATGTAGGAGATGTTTCTAATTTTTATATTGATACTCAAACTCAAGAGAATTTTTTACTATATGCTAAGGAAAAAGAAAATCTTTTTGCCCTTTCATATATGTTTGGATATCGTCCAAAAGTTTCATATGCTTCAAATACTATTGTTGATATATTTCAATTAATACCTTCAACTACAAGTGGAAGTGTCTCAATTCCGAATTATACTTATGGGTTAATAATTCCAGAAAATACTTCTATAAAATCAACAAGTACAGGTTTAAATTTTATAACAACTAAAAGAGTAGATTTTACTGATATAAATAATACTGAAATAAGTTTTGTTGATTCTAATTATTTTTTATTAAAAAAATCAGTTAAAGTAATTTCTGCAGAAATAAAATCTACAACTATTTCATTTTCAGAAATAAAAAAATATCAAACATCAACTATTGTTGATAATAATATTTTACAAATATTAGATGCAACAGATAGTAGTAATAATACATGGTATGAAGTTCCTTATTTAGCTCAACAATCAATTCCTACTACAACAGAGAACCCTACATCAGGAAGTGATGGTGTACCTTATATATTATCATATAATAAAGTACCTCGTCGTTTTGTTTCAAGATTTTTATCAAATGATACTTTGCAATTAGAATTTGGAGCAGGTATTTCAAATACATCAGGCTCAGATGAAACAATTCTTCCAACACCAGATAATATACAATTAGGATTAGTACCTATTGTTTCTAATTTATTAAATAATTATAATAAAGCTTCAGTATTTTTTACCGAAGAATATGGATTAGCACCACATCAAGATATTACAGTAAGATATTTAGTAGGTGGTGGTATTACTTCAAATATACCATCAAATGATTTAACTTCTATTAATAATACCCTTTCATATTTTCCAAGTGGGATTACAGGAGGTTTAGCTGACCAAATATTAGCTAGTTTAGTTTCAAATAATCCATTTCCATCATCAGGAGGAAAAGGTGGAGATGAAATTGAAGAAATACGTAATAATGCTTTATATGCTTATCAATCTCAATTAAGAGCTGTTACTAAAGAAGATTATATGTTAATGGCATTATCTTTACCTTCTGATTATGGAAGTATAGCTAAAGTTTATGTAACACAAGATATGGCAAGAGAAATTTTTTCAACTCCATCTGTTTCAACCTCAAATGAAAGAAATCCTTTATCTTTAGATATGTATATTTTAGCATATGATTCTGATAAAAAATTAACTAATGCATCATCAACGTTAAAAGAAAACTTAGCCGTTTATATTAATAAATTTAGAATGGTTAATGATTCTATTAATATAAAAAATGCATTTTACATTAATATAGGAATTAATTTTGATATAAAAACAAAAATAGGATTTAACAATAATGATGTAATAACTAATTGTATTTTATCACTAAAAGACTATTTTAATATAAATAAATGGAATATTAATCAACCTATAATATTATCAGATATTAATTCACTTTTATTAAAAATAAAAGGAGTACAATCTGTTAATAAAATAGAAATAATAAATAAACAAGATAATAATGGAACTACTTATTCTCAATATGCTTATGATATAGAAGGAGCTACTAGAAATGGAAATATTTACCCTTCTTTAGATCCAAGTATATTCGAAATAAGATATCCTGATCTTGATATTCAAGGAAGAGTAGTAATAAATTAATAATTAAATAATATGAAAGGAATAGATATTTCTCACCATAACGGAATAATTAATTGGACAAAAGTAGTTAATAGTTCATTTAATCCTGAATTTGTTTTTATAAAATGTACTCAAGGAGTAAATTATTTAGATCCGTTATTTTTTAAAAATGCTATAGATGCTAAAAATATTGGTTTAAAAGTAGGTTATTATCATTTTTCTTCTTTAAATGATCCTGATGTAATAAGAGATTCAACAATAGAAGCTAAATGGTTTTTAGATAAAGTTAGAAAAGCTCCTATATTTGATATGCCATTAGTTTTAGATATAGAAGAAAATAAATTACATTTATCAAAAGATAAAGTATTATTATGGATAAATAATTTTTTTAATGTTTTAACTCATGAGGGTTTTATTAATTATATTTTATATTCATATTCTCCTTTTCTTAATGAAAATTTACCTTTGAATCATAATTTAAACCATATAAGATTATGGATAGCTGATTATACTCCTCCTTTAATACTACCTAAAGGTTGGAACCAAGCATGGATACACCAATATTCTCAATCAGGTAAGATACAAGGTATTAACGGAAATGTAGATTTAAATATCACATTACATTAATATTTATAATTAAAATAATAATAAATGTCAGTATATAAAATATTTCCAGAAAAAAGTTCTACACTTTATTCTTATTATCCTACTTTAAATAGTGGGATTGATGAAATATTAGAGCTTAGTACTTTTTATTCTCTTGTTCAAACAAATGAGGTATCTCGTCCATTAATTAAATTTTCATCAACAGAAATTAATGATATTATTACTAATAAAGTTTTATCATCATCATTCGATGTATATTTAAAAGCTTATCTAGCTAATGCTACCGAAATTCCTACAAATTATACTATTTTTTGCCATCCATTAGCTACAGAATGGAATGTAGGAACAGGGAGATTAGGAAATTGTCCTATAACAACTGATGGAGTTAGTTGGTTATATTCAAATGAATTAAGTAGCTCAGTTTGGTTTACTTCAGGTTCCTCATTTCCAACAGGCACAACAGGTTCATATCAATCAGGTTCATATGTTGGAGGAGGATTATGGTATACTAGTTCTAATTATGAATCCACACAATCTTTTAATTATTCAATTCCTCCTATAAATTTAGATATTGAAATAAAAGTAACAAATACTGTTAATGCATGGTATAGTAGTTCTATAAGTAATTATGGTTTTATTTTAAAACATAGTTCATCAATTGAATTTACAACTGCTTCAAAATTTGAAACTAAATATTATTCTGCTAATACTCATACTATATACCCACCTTGTTTAGAAATAAGATGGGATGATTCCTCATATTCAACAGGTTCACAAAGTATAATAGATTCAGATTTATATGTAACCAGTTTGGGAAATAATAAAAATATATATCAACAAGATTCAGTACAAAGATTTAAAATAAAAGTAAGAGATAAATATCCATCAAGAACTTTTAATACATCATCATTTTCTTTTATATTAAATAATTATGCTTTACCTTCATCTTCATATTGGTCAATAAAAGATTTGGATACTGAAGAAATTATTATAGATTATGATGAAAATTATACTAAAATAAGCTGTGACAGTTCTGGTAATTATTTTGATATATATATGAATGGTTTAGAACCAAGAAGATATTATAAAATATTAATAAAATCAGTATTATCAAATGGAGAAATTCTAATATTTGATGATAATTATTACTTTAAAATTATTAATTAATGGCTAATAATATTTCAATAGAAAAAGAAGTATTTGATAAAGAAAAATATAATAGAGTAATTGATACTAAATTTAATCAATTTAATCAAACAACAGTAAAAAATGAACCTTTTACAATTGATGATTTTTTTACATTATATGAACAACTGTTTTATCAAATTCCTAAAGAAGGAGATATAAATTCTCATAGATTTATTTTGCAAAAAGAAGCAGATTATTTAGATGTTATAATTAATAAAGATGATGTTCAAGTTTTATTAGATGAAATTACTACATTAAGACAACAACTATTAGATTCTCAACAAATAATTAAAGATTTAAGTGTTATAAAATAATGAATAATATAAAAATAATAGGAAATATTCTTAATACTACTAATCTGAATAGATATTCTTCTGAAGATATTAGTTTAATTTCTTCAAAAAAATTAAAAGAAGATTTTGGTGGTAAGGATGACTATATAGAATTTTTTATATATGACACTGAAGGAAATATTTTAAATAGAGAATACAATTATTTAAATTTTAAACTACCTCAAAATTCAGGATTATTACCAGGAGTAGAAGTATTACCTAATATAAATAATACTAATAACCCAAATGATTCAGATGTAATATCAGTTATATCAGATCAAACTTCATCTTTATATTCAATAATAGAAATAGATCCTTTACAA